TTTTTTTATGGCACAAATATCTTACGGAGTGTCTACCGAACTAGATGCTGTCAACTCAATCCTGATGAGCGTTGGAGAATCCCCAGTTAATACATTAACAGTGCAAAGCCCCGAAGTGGCTATAGCACAAAAGACTCTAAGGCAAGTCTGCCGTGAGATACAAGCTGAGGGCTGGTCATACAACACAGAGAACGAGTACCCTATAGAGCTTGATACAAACAATCAATGTATCATACCAAACAACATATTACAATTAGACCTCAATATATTTCAACATGGTAAAGATTACGATGTAGTTAGACGTAGTGATAATGGAGTAATGAAAGTATACGATAAAAAAGGTCACACATTTACCTTTGAAAATTGTAGTAAATTATTTTTTGACATTATTTGGATGTTAGATTTTGAGGATCTACCACAAGTATTTAAAGATTATATTACTACTAGAGCCTCCAGAATCGCCTCTAACCGTATGGTAAACAGTCAACCATCTGCTAGGTTATTAGAATCAGATGAGGCTGCTGCAAGAGCTGCTGCTGTGGAGTATGAGAACAAACAGGGAGATCATAATATATTCAATGACTATCAGTATCATCAAGATGCTAACACTGTATACAGACCATTTAAAGTATTAAGAAGAATGTAATGGCAGCAATTAATCAACGTATCCCAAACTTTCTAGGGGGTGTATCACAACAACCAGATAAAATTAAATTTCCGGGACAGTTAAGGGTATGTGATAATGCCGTTCCAGATATTACGTTTGGTCTTACAAAACGCCCACCTGCAGAGTTTGTAGGTACTCTTACCAATGCAACTTCATCTGGTCATTGGTATGAAATTTTAAGAGATGGAGATGAAAAATATATAGTACAAATTACACCATCCAACAGTGGTGGTATGCCTATAAGAGTATGGGATCTAGCTGACGGCACTGAAAAATCTCTGACAAATTCTAGCGGAGATTCTCTTTTTGCATATTTAGCTGGAGCTACATCACCTTATGCAGTTACCACAATTCAAGACTACACAATTATAGCTAACCCTAATAAAGTTGTAGGTACTACAGGTAACACATTTACACCAATACACAACGGAGAATATTCATATGCTAGGCTGGATACTGTTGCTTACAATACTGAATACATTTTATATAGCGGTACAGCTCCATCACCCAATACATTTTACAGGGTTACTTCTGTAAAGGTAGATAGGATGTCTGGAGGTAGTCCTCAAGGGCCAACCTTTGATGATACTAACGAAGATCAAAGTAAATCTGGTACATTAACTTGGTCATTTTCTGGAGGTAGTGCAGTAAATACTTCTGGTGCTACTAACTGTGAAAATATTGAAGGTAGTTTACAGGTAAATGGTAACAGTTATATTGCAAACAATACGGCAACTTACGATGGCGGTGGTACATCATCCTCTAACTTTTTAGGTTACATACAGGATTACGATGTTAGATATACAGCTACAGTTACTTTGACTGATGGTGGTCTTATTAAAGAAACAAACAAAACTACGGCAGAGGGTAAATTTATAGATGTAACTATGGAAGGTGAAACCTATCGTATTTCAGTTGAAGCTGTAGAACCAGTAACAACATACGAAGGAGTTGCTGGTATAGGTTATTTTAAAACACCTAAAAATCCAGACAATGGTACTATCTCTATGGCTACTATTTTAAACGGCCTTAAAACTGCTGTTAATAGTAACCTTGCTAATGTTACAGCTGAAGTTATAGGTAGTGGTTTATTTATGAATGGATCTGCTGCAGATGGTGTAAACTTTCTCGGTGGTGCTGTAAATGAAAACATGAGTGTTATAGGTCAAAAAGCACAAGATATTAGTAGACTACCAGCTATGAATAAACATGGTTATGTAGCACAAATATCAAATGCTGCTGACTTAGATACAGATGACTACTATGTAAAGTTTGAAGCTAACAATGGTGTATCTGGTGCTGGTAGCTATAACGAATGTGTTAGACCTCACAACTTCTCATCTAGTAGTGACCCTATGGTATTGGGTTTAGACCCCGCAACAATGCCACATGCTTTGATAAACAACCGTAATGGTACATTTACTTTTACTAAGTTAGATGAAGCTAGTAAGGGTAGTACTGAAAACTATTGGAAAAACAGAGAGGTAGGTGATGACACATCTAACCCATTTCCTACGTTTGTTGGTACTACTATACAAGAAATGTTTTTTCACAGAAACAGATTAGGTATGATTTCTGGCGAACAAATTGTAATGAGTAAGCCGGGTCAGTACTTTGATTTTTTTATAGTATCTGCTATAACAACAAGTGACGATAATCCTATAGATATAACAGTTTCTGATGTAAAACCTGCATTTATTAATCACATACTACCTATACAAAGAGGTATGATGATGTTTAGTGATAATGGTCAGTTTTTATTATTTACAGAGTCTGATATATTTAGTCCAAAAACAGTTAGATTAAAAAAAGTATCTAGTTATGAGTGTGATGCAACTATACAGCCTGTAGATCTTGGTACATCCGTACTGTTTACATCTAATGTGTCTGCATATGCTAGAGCGTTTGAAGCTACTATATTAGATGATGCTACACCTCCTAACATACTAGAACAAACAAGAGTTGTACCAGAGTTTTTACCTAAAGATATAACTAAATCTGCAAACTCTACAGCTATAGGTATCACTACTTATGGTAAAAAAGGTGATAGTACAGTATATCACTACAAATACTACAATACTGGACAGCAACGTGAACAATCAGCATGGTATAGTTGGACACTTACAGGAACTATGCAACACATGTTATATACAGGTGGTAGTTTCTTTACAGTCACTTTTCATGATGGTAGTTATAAACTCTGTAGACATGAGTATGTATCGGATGCTGATAATACTAGATCATATGTATTAGGTGGTTCAGCCTCTGATGTAGGATCACCACTTAAAACTGCGAGACAGTTTGAAGCACATTTAGATATGATGACTATAGCTACAAACGTGGCTGGGTCAGCTCAAACAACTACAGCTCCAGAAAAAACTGTACTTACAATACCATATACACCTGCTAATACTACAAACTTAGTTATGGTTGGTTTATCTGGTAACGATAGCGATGGTAACTCTATAGCTGGAGTTGTAAGAACAGCTGATGCTGTAGGTACTAACAGTGTTACATTCAATAATATTAACTTACATAGTGCAGCAAAAGTTGCTGTAGGTTATAAATATACAACTATTATTGAATTACCTACATACTATCTAAACGTAGGTCAAAACACCTATGATACAGATGGTGATTTACGTATCTCTGGTATCAACTTTGAAATGGGTGTAGGTGGGCCTTTAGAGTTTCATTTAACATCACCATTTGAATATGTAGATGCTAGTGGTAATATTACTAAAGATATAGACGATTATGTACAATTTGAGTCTGGTGTATTATCTAATTCTAGTGTATTTGATAAGCCTCCTGCAGCCTTAGCTACAAGTGTAAGAGTTCCAGTACAACGTAAGAATGAGAAATATACTTTACAAATACAAATACCCGACCCCTTTTCAACCGCTATAATCTCAGCAAGCTGGGATGGCATATACCACAATAGACGACATGTACGAAGGTAAGTATATTCAGACTTGCACACCAGAGTTAGCTCTAAGTGTAGGTCTGAACTTACGCTATGAAGATAGACGTGAGACAGAGCAAACCACAGGATTAACTGCTGAGGCTTCCATAATAGAATCATTTTACAATTCAACCTATTCCGTATACTTTACGGTTCCCAACGGCAAGGCTGCTGGAGTGGCAGGTGTAACTCCACATAATGTTGTTTGGATGTTATGTACTGATGCTAGTACTGAATACCCACATACATTTGTGAGAGAAGCTAAACGCTGGATAAACAGTTTACTTAATCCTTACTTGTGTAATCAAGCAGATATGCGAAATGAAGCACATATAAAATTACTAAAATTACTTGGTTTCAACTTTATTAACTATCATGTCTATAACAATGTCCCTCTTATACAATTTATAAAACCATGTGTAGTCCCTTAGCTTTAGGTATTGCTGCGGGTGGTGCTCAAGCCGTTACTGGCATAATGCAACAGAACAGGCAACATCGAGCACAAGTCGATGCTGTAAACCGTTCCAACGCTATTGCACGGCAGAAATACATTAATGATATAACCATCTCAGCTTACAACGATCAACGTAAAGGTGAGGTATTTACAGCTCAGTTACAAGCTGATGCTGCATCAAGAACTGCTTTCTACAGACAAAAAGAACTAAACCAAATTGAAGCTAATCGGGCTAGTGAATCTGCTCAACAAGAGCTTCGTGAAAAAATTACCGAATCTTTATTCTCAAGTCAAGAAAACTTAGCAAAATCTATACAAGCTCAAGGTACAATGTTAGCAAGTGGTCAGCAAGCTGGTCAATCAATGATGCTTTCATTAGATCAAGCTGAAAGAGAGTTAGGATTTGCACAAGCTCAACTAGATGCCTCTGTATTTGATTCTACAAAAGCATACGGTATTAAACAGTTTGGTGTTAATCTTGACCAATTCTCAAGCGATGTTAGTGCATATAACAGAATCACTACATCAGCCCCTATGGCTCCAACTGCTTCCTTTAAAACAATACAACCTATTAAACAGGAACCACCACGCAAACCTTCAATCCTTGGCCCACTGTTAAGTGGATTTGTGACTGGAGTAACAACTGGATATGGTGTTAAAAACGCATTAAAAGAGTAAAATTATGGCGTATAAAAGAAGTACCTCATTTTCTGGTTTTCGTTCTCGTCTCTCTCCTGATGAATCTAGAGAGATAGCTAACGCTGCTAAGGCTGCGGATAGAAATAGAATCGAAACCACAAAGGGTATGGAGAGAGCAAGCTCTCAACAAATTACAGAACTAAATCGTTTGTCTAACCTTAGTGCTCAGGCAGACCAATATGAAATACAAAACTTAGCAAAATTTAGCGACTCCTTAAATAAAGCTGTTCAAGCAGGTGCAAAAACTCTTGGTGTAGATTACATTAACAAGAAACGTCAAGAGGCTTACAATGATTACAGAGCTGGTTTAGCAGGTGATGAAGAAGCATTATCTAGAACTAAACTTAATGAAGGTCAAGTAAAAGAGATTAATGAAAAAATTAATCAACTAGAAACAGAAACAGAGTTAAAACTTAGTGAAGCTGAAAGAAACGAGAAGTTTCTAAGTTATGAACAAAAGTATAGGCTTTTAAATGCACGTAGATTAGGGTCTAACTATGCTTATGGTTACACTAAAGCTCACATGATAGAAGCTGCTAACGGTTTCATGCCTTGGTTTATGAACAAAACCAACGAGGATGATACTGTTATCACGATGGATGATGGCCGTGAAATTAGAGTAAATGAATATGATACATTTACAAATGCTGCAGATAGGTACGCAGTAGAAAACCAGCTTATCAAAGAGTATGAAGATCAAAATAATATTAGTGGTGTAAACAGTTCTATAGTTGATAAATACCTAACATCTAGTGTAACAAAACAATTACAACAATACCGAGATAAAAAGCTCAATGATGAAATACAGGCTCAAGCAGCTGAAAAGATAAGGCTACAATCCGTAAACTTAAATACAGCTATTGTTTCTTTTGACACAGAAGATACAACAGACTTTGATAATGCTATAGATCAAATAGTCTTAACTGGTAATAACTTACATTTTAGAGCAGGTACTCAAGGCTCCTCCGGGGCAGCTAATAAGAAGAATTTAAAAGATTCTTTTGTTGATTCTGTAGCAAGTTTAGACAGTGATGTAAAGATCATGGAGGTTTTAAATCATATAGAAAAGAAAGAGTATCAAATACCAAACTTAGGTAAGAAAACATTAGTAAATGCTTTTCCTATAGAATTTAGGATGGAAGATTTAAAAGCCTCTATATTTGCAAAACGTGAAGATAATTTAACTAAAAAAGTTAGAAGTCAAACTACAGATCTTAAACTAAAAGTAGCTCAACTAAAATATCATAGTACACTTACTGAAGATAATCCAAACTACATATCTTATAAGTCTTATCAGTTACAAATAAAAGAATTACAAGAAAATCCAGAGTATGGTGCTTTACCAGAAGCAGCAACTATTTTTAATAATGCTTTTAGTTTTAAACCAGTATCATTAGGTAAAGATAATAGTGCTAAGGCAGCTAGAAAAGAAATAGAGCGTTATGGTAGTCTTAGTGTAGCTACATATATGACCTTAAATAAAGACGATCAAAACAAATATAAAAATGCAGTATCAGAAGATGTAAGGTGGGATCAAACTACTGAAGGTAAAAAACTACTTGACATGTATCTTGGTGACGATAGTAAGTTTGATAAGGCTTTAACATTATCTTTTTTAGGGCCAAGTAAAGGATTAGATACAAGTGGATCAAAAAGTGTTTTATTACAAAATGCTTTATACTATGCTAAAAATACAGATATTTGGGCTAGAGTAGAAGTAATGAGAAAGAATAAAGAGTTTGATGGACAGATACCACCAGACATGGATCCTAATATGTTTTACTTTAAAAAGGCTGCAGAACAGATTACTTTACAAATGCAGACAGCTGCAGATCCTCAAGGAGGTACAGCTGAACAACGCTTATTAGCAGGTAATCCCTATGCGTTAACTTTTGGAGGAGATAAACTTAGTGTGTTTGCTAACTCTATATTTCAAGAAGCTAAAGATACATCTTTATCTACAAAACTTGCAGAAGCTGATAATCTTTTTCAAAACTTTGAAGGTAGATTAGATAAGACTGTAGGAGATGATGCTATACTAACTTTGTCAGATACACTGTTTGAAAATGAGTCACAAAAAAATCAACTAAAGTTTGTAGAAAGTGGTGGTGTTTATTCTGGAGAAACAGAGTTAGTTCAAAAACTTAGTATGATAGATCCTAAAAAACGTGATCCATTTACACTAGGTAATCTTTTACGTGAAAAGTATGACTTACCTTTGGTAGAGTTTGAGTCATTACCAAAAGATCGTCAAGATATTATTACACTTTTTAAAGAACAAAATGCAGATGTAAGAGAACTTTTGATGAGTCCATACTCTAAACTAAAAGAACAAGGTATTGACATGTCTGGTCTTATAAGTGTTAACAACTTACATAGGGCTATAAATACTGCAGGATTTGACCATACAGATATAGATGATGCTGATGTTGCAGATATACTAGCAAATGCTGGATTTACTAGACAAGAGTATAATGAAAATGAAGATATACAAGGTAAAGTCTTTAAAATACATGTAAATAATTTACTTAACAAAGCAATTTTAAGCACTGAGAATAAATCTATTGCTATACAAAAAGTTGCTGCTGAGTTTGGAAACGGTAAGTATTGGTACAGTGCTAGTAATAAAGGACTAACTAACAGTGTATTAAAAGCATACTATCGTGGTTGGAATATTGATGACAAAGATCAATTCTTAAATGTTGTAGAGGATGCAGCTGGAAACATAACTAGACTAAATTTTGGTGAGTTATCAGCTGAAACTAACAACATGAACTCTAATATTATACAAGCAGAAATAGACGAACTTGTAGAGCCTCCTAAGTATGTTGTAGGTAGTAACAATAGAAGAACAGTCAATAAAGATTGGAAAGATTGGAATAAGATGCAGACCAAACTTAAGGCTCAACAAAATGTTCTTAAACAGCTAGAAACTACAACAGATACTGAGTTATTCTATGGAGTACTTGGTGCAAACATGGAGAGTAGAGATCTTTACTATAATATAAAAGCATCTCTTGGTGACAAACAGTTTAAACAATTATTAAAAACAGCAAACGATAAGTATACTGAAAAAACTGGTAGATTATATGATGTTGGTAGAATAAGTAAAGCTCAACAACTTAAAAAAGACAGAGTATTTTCTGACTTATTTTTTGCAGAACTTATTAAAACAGAACAATTTTATAGATTAGACGATGAATGAAGATTTTGAATTAGAACAGGGTTTAGAAGAAGATTTTGAAAACATCATTGATGACTCTGATCTTGATAGAGGTTCTGAACGTCAAGTGTTAGATCAAACTGGTCAACCAATAAACCCTATGCAACTTGACCCAAAGATGGTCAAGGAACAGATAAAAGACCAAGGTTTTTTACCTGATGGCCCTGTAGAGGCACTAAAAGAAGCTGGCAAAGCTCTTGTTGGTGGTGGTATTGACGCTGTAGATAGTGTTGGTAGTTTCTTAGATTTATCTGGTGACACTATACTTACAGGTCTTAACAAACTACTAGGTGCAGAAATAGATGATGCAAATGATATAACTAGCAAAGGTTATAAGAGAGGAGCATGGTGGGATATACCAGATAATTTAGCTCCAGAAAACGAATCAGGCTTAGGTAATCTTGTAAGAGGATTAGTTGAGTTTGGTGTCTTAGCTACAGCTACAGGTGGTATTGGTGGTGCAGGTCTTAAGGCTGCAGGACTTACAGCTAGAACTGGTGTACAGGCATATAAGGCAGCTAGATTAGCTGGCTATGGTAAAAAAGGTGCAAAAATGATACACTTTATACCTAAAGGTGCTAACATTGCTAAGATAGCAGCAGAAGGTTCTGTTGCTGACCTTATATCTACAAGTTCTGAGATGGGTAACATCGCAAACTTAGTTGATGATTTTGCTCCATTTATACCGCTTTCAGAAGCGTTAGCTGTAGATCCAGAAAAGGATGGATCTTGGTTAGCAAGAATAAAAACTATTACAGCTGGAGCTGGTGTCAATTTAGCTGGTCATTTTTTAGGTGGGTATGTAAAAGGTGCATATAGAGCTGTAAAAGAACTTAAAGCTGGTAAAACTATAGATCAAGCAAACTTAGCTGGTAATAAAGTTGTCCAAGAAACAATGGACGAAGGTTTTAAGCTAGATGCTGAAAACATGGACAGGCTAGAAGCTGATGCTAAAGCTCAAGGTAGAGGCTTGTCTGGTAAAGATAATAGATTAGAATATGTAGAAAAGCATTTAGAGATTGAAGATGCAAAGGAATACAAAAGATTGATTGATGGTGAAGAGCCTAGTGATTTTACACGTGAGCGTATCATTAGAGATAACCCAGAAATGAATCCTGACACAAACTATCCTGCAGATTTAATTAGAGAGTTAGCAGTAAAAGATATAGAAGAATTATCTGAAAAGGTTGGAGCAACTAAAGGTGACTCTTGGATAGCAGAAGAGGGTGCTAGTTTAGAACAACTTGCAGATGCTGCACTACGTAAGCAAGACCCTTTCGTAGATTCAGCTGCTTTTGATAATAATGAAAAAGCTGGTTTACGTCCAGAAAAACAAACTATTAAAGAAGCTACTGAACAGAACATGGAAGAGTCTGTAGCCAGTATGAAACGAGGTGACAGACCTAGTAGCCCTAGTCCTATATGGAGAGAGTCCACACTAAAGAAAATAAGTTTTGGTAACAAAGATATTGCTAAGACTTTGAATGAAGTAGCTAAAGGAGTATCAGAAAAATTATTTAGCCAACAATCAACCATATCTGGTTTACAGAAAAAGTTTACACCTGATGAGTTTAAAGATCTTATAATAGCTCAGATGGATGAGATACAAAGTGCGATGGTGGCAGGTAGAGATGATTTTGCTAAAGCTATACAAAATTACTTAAATGGTAAAGCTACAAACTACATACATTACATGCACGATGGTACAAGTCTAAGAACTGTAACACCTGCAACTAGACATGCTATGAATTTGGTGCTTTTAAATTTAGCAGAACAAATAAACTCTATAGCCGTTGCAGCTTCAGACTTACCTAAAGGTGCAAGAACATTACGTCAAGATGACCAAATTATTGACCTAATGAAGGTGTTGACTATTGAACAAAAGAAGTCAGCATATATGGCAGGTAACACTCTACTACAAAACAAAAATGCTATGGCAGACAGTTTTGTAAAAGACATGGTAAATCAAGAGATAGCATCTATAACAGAAGAAGCTACTAAATATTTTGATGAACTTAGAAGAGTCAAAAAGACTATGGGTAAAGAAGCTGCAAAGACATTTCAAGAAATACACCGTTTATCAGGTGGTGTTGTTAGACATTATGATTCTATCAATAATTTTCTTATGGCTAAAAGAACTCTTAATCCATACAGAATGATAGCAGGTACTACAGTTGATGGTGTAAAGGTTAGACCTCGTATCAACGATGAGTTAGCTTCAGTCTACTACAACTCACTTCTTAGTGCTCCTAAGACCTTTGTTAAGGCTGTTGCAAGTACAAACATGATTGCTATAATGCGTCCTCTAAATGCTTACATAGGAGCCATGCTGCCCGGTGGTAGCAGAGCTGACGCAGTTATTGCTGCAGCTATGTTAGATTCTACTGGTAGAGCTTTTGCAGAAGGTTTACAGGCTTTCAAGCATAACTGGGATTTGGCTGTAAACAAAGGTAAAGGTCAAGTATATTCTGGTAAGTTTGATGTTGCTAAAGATATAGAAGATTGGCAAAAATTAAATACATACTATACTGAATTTAGTGGTAAGGCAGACTCTTTTGGGTATCATGCTTTAAATACTGTAGTTAACTTTAATAGAAGTCCTTTCTCTCGTTACAGTACAACTATAATGGGATCTGGCGATGCTTTAGCTAGAACTATCATAGGTAGACATGAAATGAGAATGAGGGCAGCTAGACAAGCTATTGCTGATGGAGCAGACCTCAAAGATGTTAGAAAAATTGCTGCAGAAACTGAAGAGAATTTTAGGAAAGAAATTTTTACTAAAAATCAAGATAATCAATTTATTGTGACAGATCAAGCTGCAACCTTAGCAGGTAACGAAGCAGCCTTGACAACAGCACTTCCGGGAAATGTAGCTGCATTTCAAACACTACAGAATATACCAGTTGTAGGACAGTTCTTTTTTCCATTTATGAGAACTGGTTACAATGCTTTACGTCTTACTTATTCTCATACAGTCTTAGAAACACTAAGTAAAAAGTATGATGATATAGTTAATGTAAGTAAAACTAATCCTTCAGTCCTAAAACAGTACGGTATAAAACCAGAAGATGTAGACTTCCACAGAGGAATGATGAAAGGCAGAATAGCTGCTGGTACATCTTTGATGACTATGGTAGGTATTATGGCTATGTCAGGAATGGTAACAGGTGACTTACCTCCTGATAGAGAAACTAGAGAGTTATGGAAAGCAAATGGTATTATGCCTAACTCATTTAAGTTACCTACTGGTGGATATGTTTCTTACAGAGAAATGGAACCATTTAATACTTTATTTGCACTAGCAGCAAACGTATTTACTAATCAACATGTATTGGGTGAAGATATATTTGATGATTTAACTCAAAAAATTACATTTATGTTTGGTTCAGTTCTTATTGATAAGTCTATGTTAGCGGGTGTAGATGATTTAGTAACTTTATTCAATGCTAATAGTTCTGGTGGGCCAGTACAAAGGCTTGCAGCTAGATTAGGTAGATCAGCTATACCATATTCTAGTCTTAGTAGAGCATTATCTGATGTTATACAAGCTAACCAAGTAGAGGCAAACAGTATTGCAGAGATGATAATTCAAAGAGATCTTGTATTTAAAGCTGCACTACCTCCTAAATATGACATATTAGGTAAAGATCGTTCTGGTAAACCATATGTAGCGTCTCCTGTCAACCCATTTTTACGTGCTTTGAACTTTATTAGTCCTGTAACTATAGGTTATACAGAAGGAGACCCTGTAAAAGAGGCATTATTTGAGATTGGTTACAATATACCACAAGAAATTAGTTATTTTGAAGGTGAACCTCTAACATCTAGAGAAAAGTCTGAGTTACAACGCTATATGGCAACTGATACACAGTTTAGAGCTGCGTTAGAGCAAATAGTTTCAAATCCACAGTGGCAAAAACAAGTTAAAGACTACAAAGCTGCAGGTATTTTAAACAGAGATAACTATAAAGTAAATGCTACACCATTTTACCAACAGATAAGAGAACAATTTATAGCAGTAAAGGCAAGAGCTATGTCTCAAATGCT